CAGCAGGTGGTCTGTTTAGTGAGGCAAAGAAATTATACCAACCACTAGGGACAAGGGTTAGAGAGAAGGACATGGAAATCATGTTCAGTGGAGTAGAGGGTAATAAAGGGGGTAACCTTAAATTTACACATTTAGAACATGAAAGCGATGCTGAGGGGAACCATCAAGGCCTTCAGTACTCGTTTGTAGGCTTTTCGTTGGAGCCGTAATATGGCGACATATTACTTTAATTTTGTGAATTCGGTGGATATCTCTACGAGACAATACCGAGCTATATACTAAGTATGTAGTGTAACGACTAACCTTTATAGGTGTAGGATTCAAGGGAATTCGAAGCGCAAAACATCTCAAGTAGATGAAGATATAGTCTTAACTTATTAAGTAATTAATAGAGGGGATGGGTAAGTATATAAACCGAATCTCCGTAAAATGGGCGATGAACTAACTCACTTCACTTGTTCGCAATTTTTATATTTAATGGGACGTATGCGTTCTGCTGCGGATAGTGATTCATTTATGTTAGCTACTACCAACCCAGATGCAGATAGTTGGGTTTTTCAATGGGTAGAGTATTATTTAGATGAAACTGGAGTGTTTGATGAAAGTAAATTAGGGCATATAAGATATTTCCTAGTTGTGGACGATACTCCAGTGTTCGCAGATGATCCTGAAACATTGGCAGAAGAATATCCAGACTTATGTTATATTTATAATCCTATTGAAGATAAAACTGTTTATGTACCTCCAATGACGTTTTGTTTTATTGGGGGTAATATCTTCGATAACCCCGCATTGATCAAGCAGAATCCAAAATATTTATCTGCACTAAAGGCTCAAACTAAGATTAACAGGGCTAGACTTCTAGACGGTGAACAATTGCCGTCTTATATAAATCTATTTAATTCAGTGGATATCTCTACGAGACAATACTGAGCTATGCAAATACTTGTGTAGTGCAACGACTAACCAGAGATGGTGTACGCTTACTTATTGTAGGTGGAAATATTAGATGCCGTAACAGGTAAAGATATAGTCTGATCTTCTATGGTGACATAGAGACCGTAAGGTGCAAGATTTAACAATCCTGTAACAAATTGAATTGGTTAGCAAGACCAGAAGGGAGTAATCTATTCCAGCGAGAGTGGTTACACAAAGTAGATAATGAGCCAGTTGGAGGTTTAGCATGTAGGGCATGGGATTTAGCTCACTCTGAACCTAGTGACAAAAATAGATATCCAGATTATTCTGCATCAGTACGTATGATTAGAAAGGACGGCCTATATTTTATAGTTGCTAATTATCATCCAGAGATAAAAGACCCTAAAACCGATGTAGTTGGTAGGTTTAGGAAACGTTTTGGCGAGAGAAATACATGGATGTTGCAACAAGCTCAATGGGATGGAGAAGATACTTATATCTTACTACCTAAAGAGAGCGGCGCTGGTAAGGCGCAGTTTGAAGACTTAGCTAAGATGCTTACAAATGAAGGTTTTCATGTAAGAGGTTCTGAAGTTGGTAACGTAAAAGGTGGTAAAGTAAAACGTTTCTCTATATTCTCTTCAGCATGTCAGAATGGGTTAGTACACATAGTTGAAAGTTCTTTTGAAAATAAAGCCACTTTAGAGGCTTTCTACAAAGAGTTAGAAGCTTTTGATGGAAGTCCATCTACAGCATCGATCAAGGATGACTGGGTTGACTGCGCTGGCGATTGTATGGCTTTTCTGCAAAAGACTAAATTGCATAAAGCATACTCACTACCATCAATCTCATCTCCCACGGCATTAGCTGCCCACAGAAGCCGCATCAAGTAACACATTTACGCTATTTCTACCCCTGTCACGCAATGTGACACCCACTTCCTCCTCCCCCATCACATTCTACTTTCCCTCCACACCTAACACACCCCACTTACTTTATGTGAGTGGGGTGTTCTTCTTTATATTAAATAAATTAAAAATAGTTGTTGACGTTGTTCTTATATAGTATATAGTTATCTCACTAACACGAATGATTAATTTTATTAAATAAGGAGGAAATTATGTCACAACAACCAACAAACTACTCATTCCACTCTACTGGTCAATTCCGTAATGTGGTTAAGAATATTCAACAACAAGCTAAATTTAATGGGTTTGATGCAGATGGTAATGTTATCTTAAATGAACTTGCTATTGCACCTACTATTGAATACATTGGTACTGTGAAGTTACATGGGACTAATGCTAGTATTGTAGTTGATGAAGACGGGGTTATTTCGTTCCATAGTAAGAATAATTTACTAGGTTATATTAAAAATGGAGGATTTACTTTACTTTCAGATAATGCTGAGTTCGCTCAAACAATGGTTCGTAGGTTAGATTCTCTGTACACTATTATAGAAAGAGCAAAGACTTTTGCCAAAGCTTACAATGGTGTTGAGTTATACCCTCTTAAGATTTCAGGTGAATGGTGTGGAAGTGGTATTCAGAGTTCGGTTGGTATCTCGTTCTTGCCTAAGAAGTCTTTATTTATTTTTGGTATCAAGGCTGGGGATACTGACCAAACACTGAAACAAGGTTGGTTGCCAGTAGAACTAACTTATGGGCTTACTAATAATGATACCCAAGCTGACGGTTTCTACGCTATCATAGATTTTCCTACAAAGAAGGTCACTATTGATTTCCAGAATCCTATGTTTGTCCAGAACACTCTAGTAGGTTACACTGAAGCTTGTGAGGCTGAGTGTCCTGTGTCAAAACAACTTAACCTAATGAGCGCCGCAGGTAAACCACAAGTCCTTGGAGAGGGGTTAGTATGGACTCCAGTTAGTGATGAACATTGCTGGGACAGTGGTAATTGGTTTAAAACTAAAGGTGAAAAACATTCTGTGTCTAAAGTTAAATCTGTAGCTTCAGTCAATGTAGAAAAGTTAAATTCAATTCAAGAGTTTGTAGAGTATTCCGCCACAGAGAATAGACTACAACAAGGCTTAGCTGAGGTAGGTAAAGACCAGAAGTTAATTGGTGCATTCCTTAGTTGGGTAAGTAAAGACATTAATAAAGAAGAAGGTGATGTCCTTGAAAGTAATAACCTTACAATGAAGGAAGTGGGAAAATACCTATCAACTAAAGCACGTACATGGTATATTACTGAACTGAATAAGTAGACTAAACCATCAAGCCCATGTATTAATTTGTGTGGGTTTTATTTTATAGGTTGACAGGTAGATTTAAGTATTGTATATTTATCGTCTAATTTAAATAGGAGGCTTTACAAAGTGATTAAATTTGGACAGAAAATTAATACATCTAACACTGACACCAGATACTTTATCACCAGCGATTTACATTTCTACCATACAGGGGTCTTACGATTCTGTCCTGATACTCGACCTTGGTCTAATGTTGATGATATGAATGCAGCATTGATTGAGCATTGGAACTCTATAGTTGGTGTTGATGATGAGGTTATTAGCTTAGGTGACTTCTCATTTAAAGGTAGAGAAGCTACTGAGGCAATCATATCTCAACTTAATGGCAATATAACTTGGGTTGCTGGAAACCATTGTAGGAAGGTTCTAGGAGCTATGGGAGTACCTTTCTATGATTATTTGGAATTTAGATTTAATGGTGTTAAACTTTGTATGATGCACTACCCAATCAAGCATTGGAACGAGTGTGATCATGGTAGCATAGCGCTTCACGGACACTTGCATGATTCTCCTTCTGGTATTGAAGGTCGTACTATGGATGTAGGTTGGGATGCTCACGGTAAAATATTAAACCTTGAAGATGTGGTATCTGAGTTGAAACAAATTGAAGTTGTAGGGAGAAGAAATAATGGCTAAATTTAATGTGGATGATTTAATTGAACAAGGTTTGGTTAAGAAGAAAACTTATACTGAAGGTAAATATAAAGGTTTGTCGATCCTAAAATACACTAAGAAAGTATTCTGGGATAACCTGTGGCACTTAGATGAACGTCTACTAGAGTGCCGTGGCTTAGTCGTAGATGAAGATGATAATATTATTGTACACCCATTTAAGAAAGTATTTAACCTTGGTGAGAATGGAGTTACTATTGATCCTGAACGTATGGTAGAAATACCTACCAAAATTAATGGTTTCCTAGGGTGTGCTACTATGACACGTAAGTATGGATTGATTATCTCTACCACTGGTACAATTGACTCTGAATATGCAGACTTAGCCCGTAAGTGGATTGAACCTTTAGCAACAGATATGATGCTTACTGGGTATACACATATGTTTGAAATTTGTGATAACTCAGACCCACATATTGTATATGAAGATGAGGGAGCTT